AAAGATGCTGATTACGCTCTTACTCATCCTCAACATGATTGGTTTCGCAGTCATTTTGACTTTATTAGCACGGATGGAAATACCCTCATTGAAGCCAAAAACTACAATGCTGGTGTTCGTTCTAAGTTTGATCCTGATAGCAATAGAATCCCTGCCAGCGATTTTGCACAACTGGTTCATGAAGCCACCGTACACAATGTTCATCACATCTATCTAGCTGTTTTGTTTGGAGGTCAAGAGTTTCAGACTTTTGAGTTTCACATTACAGATCAGATGAAGGATGACCTCATAAAGCAGATGGCAAAGGTTTGGGGTTACTGCAAGGCTGGCACGCTGCCTGAAGCGGAAACCATTGAGCAGACTAAGATTATCTACCCTACTGATAACGCTGGTGTCATCACAGCTACGCAGCAGGTAGAGGAGGTTGTAGCGCAGCTAAAGCAAATCAAAGGGCAGCGCAAGCAGCTAGAGGAGCTAGAGGAAACCTTAGAGGTATCCATTAGAAACGCTATGGCAGATAACTCAGAGATCAGGGCGGTTGATGGTACTACCCTAGTCACTTGGAAGGCTTCAAAGGCTTCTAAACGCTTCTCAGCAGATCTTTTAAAACAAGGCTATCCAGACATATATGACCAGTTCATTGTGGAGATGCCAGGATCACGGAGGTTTTTAATCAAATGAACTCAATAGATATAGCGGTATGGGTGATGGCAGCCAGTTCTGTCATTGACACAGTTTTAACTTTAGCGGAGATGATCCATGTCTAACATAATCGCCTACTCAGAGATGGAGCAAATGGCTGCTGCTATTGCAGCATCGGGCTTGTTTGGTATGAAGGACAAGAACTCGGTGTTAGCTCTCATGGCAGTAGCTCAGAGCGAGGGCTTGCACCCCGCGACAGCAGCAAGAGATTTTCATATTATCCAAGGCAGACCAGCACTTAAAGCAGATGCAATGCTGGCACGCTTTCAAAACGCAGGTGGAAAAGTTGATTGGAAGGAATATACAGATGACAAAGTTACAGGAGTTTTTTCACATCCCAACGGGGGTGAGCTTGCGGTTACATGGACTATCGAGCAAGCAAGCAAAATCGGTCTTGTTAAACCTGGATCTGGATGGCAAAAGTTCCCTAGAGCGATGTTACGAAGCCGTTGTATTTCAGAGGGGATTAGATCAGTTTTCCCTGGATCTGTTACAGGGTTCTATACACCTGAAGAAACTGAAACTTTCACCGCGCCCAAGGAGCTTGGAAAAGTAGATCAGGCTACTGGTGAGGTAGTGGATCTAGCTGAGATTGTAGAGGACATCCCTAGCGCTCCAAGAGTAGCGGGTTCTGGCAACATTGGCAGCATGATCCATAAGCTCCCCTTGTATGTTCCAGGCATTGAAGATCCTTATGCCAATTACTTTTCAATTGAGGATTGGATTGCTGGCTTTGTCGATATAACACAGCGCATTGAAAGCTCAGATAAGTATGACCGCAAGGAAAAAAATCATAAGTATGAGTTGTTACGCAGGGCGAATGATGCGTTTACACGCACTTGGAATGGCAGCTACACCGCCAAATTTTTAACTGAAGTACAAAAAGTGAGGAGTATGTAATGGCTAATGGTCATATCGCCCAGATGGGCAAGGGAGTATTGTTTCAAAACACCGACAAAAAGCATGAGAAAGCACCTGATTGGAAAGGTACTATCTTGCTCTCAGAGGACTACAAAGCAGGTCAAACCCTCAAGATTGCAGGATGGACTAAGAACACGCCTAAAGGTCAGCTCATTAGTTTGTCTGAAGATAACTGGAAACCTAATGGTGATACTCAATATCCAAAGGAGGTCAATCGTGTCCAAGATTCTGATGTGCCTTTTTAGTCTAATGCTGGCGTATATGCCAGTAGCTCAAGCTGAACCTACTAAATGCGTTGTGGTTAAGGGTGCGCTATGCTGCTGGAATCCAGAAGAAGATGGTTACTTTATTCCTTTTAGCTGCTTATGATCTTTTTAACTCTCCCCTTTCCTCCGAGTATGAATACCTATTGGAGGAACTTTAGGGGGAGAACAATCATTAGTCCGCAAGGCAGAGCTTTTAAGGCAGCAGTAGCCGATTATGTTGTTGAGTACAGAGTACCTAAACTAGGAGATCAGAAGTTGCGAATTTCAATGGTGTTGTTTCCCCGCGATAAGCGGAAGATTGATATTGATAATCGCATCAAAGCAGTCCTAGATGCTTTGCAGGATGCTGGCGTATTTGACGATGATTTTCAGGTGGATGAGCTATCTATTGTGAGAGGTAAAGCAATCAAAGGTGGCGCTATCCGTGTAATTATTGAGGAAATTACCTCCATAAGTTCAGATGTGAGTTCTTCAAAAGAGGACTGTTAGGAAGGTGACGGCTGGCATCTTTCTGAACGACCAGCCACTAACAAGGGGATAACATGAAACAAGTACCATATAGAACCAGAACTGGCGTAGAGATTGGATCTAACTACCATCCCGATATGCGCCCTGAAATATGCGATGACATGGAACTAATACAGTCTGTGTTGCTTGGAAGCCACAAATCTATTCGCAGAAAGAATTTTGAAATTTATTTTTCTTTTCTTGGGATCGCTTTAGTTGTCTGGGCTGCCGTAGTCTTTGCAAAATGATTGTCAGGCTATCCGAATTAGATACCTATGAGATTGCTTGGGCTTCCCATGATCGGTGGAAATACAAGCAAGACCTAGGGATCATTAGCAACAAGGTTGATACCAAGCGAGATGAGTTTGCTATTACTACTGAAGGCATGGCAGGGGAATGGGCTGTGGGTAAAGTCTTAGGGATACCAGTTAATCTTGATCTACACCCTGGAGGTGATCCTGGATGGGATTTTGATTGTTTTGGCTATCGTTTTGATGTCAAGACTACACGGGCTAAGTACTTACTCTTTCGTAGCGTAGAACACTTTAAAGCGGACATTGCGGTACTAGCTAGGTATCTTAATCATTACCAAGTTGAGCTTGTTGGAGCAATTAATAAAGCTGATTTCTTAAAGAAATGCCAAGTAAAAGATTTTGGTTATGGGGATAACTATGTTGTTGATCCTAAGGATCTTGATGACATAAGGGAATTTATATGAAAAAACAAGACTTAATTGATTTTGAGAAAAGCGTAGCAGAGCATTGGGAAGCTGGTGACTTACCTTATTTAATTCATTTATCAGGTGGTAATGAGGACTTTTTGGTTGAACATTTTGAGGAGGAGGTTAAAAATGGAGATTGGATTTTCAGTACTCATCGGAATCATCATCACGCTTTACTTGCTGGAATACCCCCAAATGAGCTTATGGCACATATTCTCTCTGGCAATTCTATGTTTGTTTACAGCAGGGATCATCATTTCTTTACTTCGTCTATCTTGGCTGGTACTTGCGGTATTGCAGCAGGTGTAGCTTACGCTCTAAAAGAATCAGGAAGCGATAACTGGGTGTACTGTTTCCTAGGTGATGGAGCAGAAGAACAAGGACACTTCTATGAAGCCGTTATGTTTGTGGAAGGACACGATCTTCCTTGTATGTTCATCATTGAAGATAACAACAGGTCTGTGGATTCAAGCATTGAAGAACGGATGCCTACTAAGTTTAGGTTTGAGATGCCATCTTGTGTAATCCGCAATCAATACACCCCTACCTACCCTCATGCTGGCAACGGCACTAAGAAGCACATTATCTTTAAGGACATCAAATGAGCTACAAAGATGCTTTAATTCGCGCTAATACATATCTTGCTGCCGATCCTAAGACTAGATTCATAGGCTATGGACTAATGAAGGGCAGAGCAATGGGAACGCTAGTCAATGTGCCAGAAGATCAAATCATTGAGATGCCAGTAGCAGAGAACTTGATGCTGGATATGGCTATAGGTCTAGCATTAGTAGGCTGCAAGCCTGTGGTTTTTATTGAGCGCATGGACTTTATAATGAATTGCATGGATGCGCTAGTCAATCATTTAGACAAGATCAGCGGAATATCCCAGGGTGAGTTTAATCCTAAGGTTATCATTCGCTGCGTTGTTGGTAACAAGACTAAACCGCTATACACAGGCGCAACGCATACCCAAGACTTTACAGAAGGATTACAGCAAATGATCTCTATGCCTGTAGTACAACTCAAGACTGTGGCTGATATTGATTATTCTTATCAAAAGGCTGATGCAGCCACCTACTCTACGATCCTAGTGGAATACAAAGACCTAATATGAAACATAACAAATACAGCGATTACAAGATATTTAACTTTCCAAAAAAGCTAAATTCTTTTGTGGCGGGAGAGGTAACTGCACCGCTATATGTCAGGGTTAAGCCGATCAACTTATGCAATCACGGGTGCTTCTTTTGCGTTTACAGCACGGGATTTAGAGTTAAAGATGGTGGGGAAGAAGAACATATCGTTAGTGGGATGCACGAAGATATGAATGAGCAAGATGTGATTCCTACTGAAAAGATGCTTGAGATCCTTGATGACTTTTGGACTATGGGCGTGAAGGCTGTGACTTATTCTGGTGGTGGCGAACCGCTAATGCACAAGGATATTGTCAAGATCATGCAGACCACCTTGGACTACGGGATTGATCTATCTATCATTACCAATGGTCAAAACTTAGTTAAGGAAAGAGCGCAAGTCTTAGCCCAAGCTAAATGGGTGCGGGTATCAATGGATTACACCGATGGCGAACAAATGAAGCGCTTTAGGAATGTGCCTGAAAAGAGCTTTGATTCTGTGATACAGAACATTAATAAGTTTGCAGCCATCAAGAATAAAGATTGTGATTTAGCGGTGAACTACATTGTGCATCGCAATAACTATAAAAATCTATGGGCTTTCACACAACTCTTGAAGGAAGCTGGCGTTGAGAATGTAAGATATTCTCCTATGTATGTTTCCAATTTTTATGAGTATCACAAAGAAATAGCAGATGAAGTTAACGAACAACTTTCTAAAATCCAAACCATTGTGGATGACCGTTTTACTGTCAACAGTACTTATAACATTACCCCTGGTTCTAGCCACTCTCATACTAGAAGTTATAAGAGCTGTTACATCATGCAAACCGTGCCTGTAGTAGGAGCTGACCTAAATGTTTACGCTTGCCATAACAAGGCTTATGACAACACAGGCTGCATAGGATCAATCAAAGAGCAGTCTTTTAAAGAATTGTGGTACTCAGATGCTACTAGGGAATACATGAGTTCATTCAATGCCAAGCAGCGCTGTATGCACGAATGTAGCAATGACCGTAAAAATATCATCATTAACCAGGTGTTAGATGCCAGCACCGATAACTTTGTCTAAGGAAAACTATGTCACTACAAACTAAACTATTTATCGCTACTCCTATGTATGGAGGTATGTGCGCTGGCTTTTATACTCAGTCAATACTTACGCTATCTAATGTATGCGCTCAACATAACATTGGCTTGTCATTTAGCTTTATGTTTAATGAGAGCTTGATTACACGGGCTAGAAATGCGCTCACACATCAATTCCTTAAATCGGACAGCACGCATTTGATGTTTATTGATTCAGACATTAAGTTTTTGCCAGAACACATTGTTCCTATGATTCAAGCTGATAAAGAAATTATT